CAGCTCGACGCTGTCGGCTGGCGCGTCCTTGGCTTCAGGCGTCGGCGCTTCGTTGCCCCACACGTCCCATCCCGGGGCAGCCTCTCGGGCGAAAAGCTCGATACGGGGCAGGTCTCCCATCAGCTCGACGATCCTGTCGCGGATTTCGGCCGGCTTTCTGCTGTGCTGCTGGAGCGGGGAGAGGACGATGCTGCGGACGCTGCCGCTGATGCGCTTCGGCTTGCCCTTGGTCGCCAGCAGGCAGATCTCTGAGTTGCTGCGCGTCCAGTTTCCGAGCCCCATGAAGATGCCGGTGCCGTTTCTGTTCTGCTTTACCCAGTTGAAGGCGACGGTCTTGTAGCTGAAGCCCCACGCCTCGATCACGTCGAGGGCCTCGCGGAGCATGGGGAAGGTCGCCCACATGAAAAGCACGCAATCCTCGTTAGCAATACCCCCCCCCCGCAGCTCCGACGCCCATGCGTTTGATGTCCTCGATGGTCATGGTGTCGTAGTGCTTGGAGGCTGCCGCTCTGGTGCCGCGGTTCTGATAGCTCCACGGAGGATCGGCGTAGATGATGCTGTACTTCTTGTCAGGGAGTGGGATCATGGGCATCCTCCTTTCCGAGCACTTCCGACTCGATGCCGTGCAGGAACTTGATGAAGCCAGCCGTCGCCGGTACTTCGTAGCGGGATAGCTCTGCGTGCGTCATGTACTTGCGGCCGTAGATCTCGGCCATGTCGCGCCAGACGGGCCACGGCACGCGGTAGAAGTCCGTCAGGCTCACGGAAACGAGCACGAAGGCGATGGCGCCGAGCTTGTGATGGGCCTCGAGGTCGTCCTGCTGCTCTTGAGTGAGCCGGCGCTGCTCGATGCGCTCGTCGTCGGTGTGCTTGGCCTCGAAGTAGATGCTCCGGCCGCCCTTCAGGGTGCCGCCATAGTCCGGCTGTGCCTGCTTGGTATAGCAGGCGAGGAACTGGCCCTTGCGGTTCTTGGCGCCGAGGGGCTTCATGGGCTCCGGCGTCTTTTCGATCTTGGCGAGGCCGCGGCTGAGGTAGTAGTCGCACGAGGCCGAGATGATATTCTCGAAGTAGCCGCCGGCGACTCTGGCCTGCTTGCCGCGGATCTGCGCCATCATGTGTTTTTCGGCTGCGTAGGGCGTCGGGTCGTTGTAGCCCTCCGCGTTCTTTCTCGGGTCGTACTTCGTCACGGCGTTCAGCCTCCGATCTCGATGTGGACGCCCGGATCGGAGATCAGGCGGTCGGCGAGCTCGAGGATGACGCTGCCATCCAGCTCGATGCTGATGGGGCCGTGGTCGAGGTGCTGGTTGCAGACGGCCATCGCCTTGAAGGCGGGCAGGTGCAGCGTCACGCTGCCGATGTCAGGCTTGTCCTCAGGCTCCTCGTCGGGCTTCAGCTCGCTGATTGCCTCGAAGCCGTTGCGGACGGGGATGCCGTGCGCCGTGGCGAGCTCGATCTCCGCAGCCATGCCGGCCGAAGGGTGGTCAATACCGAAGGCCCACAGCTCGGAGCAGCCGAGCACCAGCTCGCTGCCGATCTTCAGGGCCAGCTCACGCTCCTCGGGGACGTTGTCGTCCATGAACTGCGTGAGATAGATGTGCGGGGTGACGGGGATGACGCCCTTCTCCACAGCCGCGCGGCTGTACTCCTTGGCGCGCTGGATGTTGTTCTCGTAGTCCCCGCGGCACGGGGAGCAGATGTAAACCTTTTTCATGTTGTTCCTCCTATCGTGAGCGCCAGCTCTGGCCGGTGAGGGTGATGCCTCTGCACATTTCCATGAGCCGGTCGATGGTGGCCCGGGCCGTCATGCTGTCGTGGCTTTCTCGCGGCGTCATGCGGTCGATCAGGGCCTCGGTGTCGTAGTTGGTGGTCACTATTGTCGGCAGGTATGCCTCGTAGCGGCCGTTGATGATGTTGTAGACCGTGGAGATCGCCCACTCGGTCGGCGGCTCCTTACCGATGTCGTCGATCACGAGGAGCGGGACGGTCTTGTAGATCTTCAGGACGTCGCTCTCGCTGCCGCCGGTCGTGGAGTAGGTGCGCTTGATGCGCTCCAGCAGGTCGATCATCGTCATGCAGATGACCGGCTTGCCTTGCGCGATCAGGTGGTTGGCGATGGCAGCGGCGAGGTGGGTCTTGCCAGTGCCCGGCGGGCCCGCGATAAACAGACCGTTGCGGCCGGGTTCCTGACGGCCGGGCTGCGGCAGCATGGCGTCGAAGCCTTCGGCATAGCGTCGGGCGGCTGCCGCTGCTCGCTTGTTGTCGTCGGTGAGCTGGAAGGTTGAGAAGGTGCGCCGCAGGAAACGGTCGCCCATGCCTGACTCGCCGACGATGCGCTTGATGCGATCCCGCATTTTCTTCTCCTCCTCAGCCTTAGCGGCTGCGGCCTCAGCAGCTTCGCGCTCTGCCTTCGCCTTCTCATAGGCAGCCACGGCCTCGGGGCAGGTGCATCGCTCGGCTCCGTAGGGAGGCCAGAGGATGCGGTTGCCGAGCGGGATGCCCTTGTGGTAGCGCAGGGCGCCGCAGAACTCGCAGGGGACGGGCTCAGGGACTCCGGGACGGCCGGCGAGGCGCTCGTCGTTGCTCCAGATCCAGTTACCGGCGTCACTCGTCGTCGGCCGGCTTGAAGCCCTTGCCCCAGTCTCGGCCGGAGCTGTCGGGCTGTTCAGGATCTCGCTGATTTTCTGCACCTTCGTTCACCTCCTCATTGTCCCAGTAGCCGCCGTTGAGCCATGTGCTCGGGTTCGGTATGTAGCGCCCGTTCTCCCGGCGCCACTGGTCGCTCCGCTTCTGAGCGTCGACCGCCTGCATGATCCTCTCGTGGAGCTCAGCGGTGGGCTTGATCTTGTTCCACGCCTTCAGAGCGTACTGCTTGCCGGTCTTTTTCGGGTAGGCTTTCCAGAACTCGAGAAATCTGGCCTCGACGAGCGACTTCGTGCCGCCGTCACTCCCCTCGTCAGAGGGGGAAGGGGGTGTATTACCTGCTCTTGTCTTATCTTCTCTACTCTGGTCTACTCTGCCTCCGACTTTCTTGCGGCTGTTTGCCGGTCGTCCTGCGGTCGGCGTTGGGTCGTCCGGCGAGGCGTCGGCAGACGCCGCAGCAGCGGCCCGGCGACTGCGGGAGCGCTCTTTCTCGGCTTGCCGCTGGTCGATCAGCTTGCCGGCGTACTCGTACCAGTCGTGGATCTCGAGCGTCCCGTCCTCTTTTTCGTCGATCCAGCCCGCCCGGATCAGCGTTTTCGCCAGCTTTTCGGGGTCTCCGTCCCACTGAGCGGCCCGCGAGATCATGCGCGGCGTGATGTCGACGAGGCTGCCGGTCGGGGCGTTGTCGAGGGCCCACAGCCAGAACGAGACGAGCAGCCCCATCATGTGCGGCGGCTCGACTTCGAGCTGGTCAGCAGCGTCGAACAGTTTGCGGTGATCCTTGAGTGTCTGATGCACTTGCAGCCATGCCACGGTCGTCACCTCCTTTCTGTGGTCGTTTGTTTGTGGTCTGCTTTTGGTCGTCTGCCGGTCGTCCGGCGGTCAGGTTAAAATGGAAGGTCGCCATTGTCCTCGATCTCCGTGAAGTCGCCGGAGCCCTCAGAGTAGCCCGGATCGGCGAAGTCGCTGCCAGAGCTCTGGCCGCCGTCCTTCTTGCTGTCGCAGAAGTGGACGGAGTCGACCGTAATCTCGACGGCTTTGCGGCGGTTTCCGTCCTTGTCCTCGTAGTTGCGGCTCGTGAGCTCGCCCTCGACGAGGACGAGGCGGCCCTTGCTCAGGTACTTGCAGACGAACTCGGCCTGTGCGCGCCATGCGACGCACTCGATGAAGTTGGTGATCTTCTTGCCGTCCTTGGTCTTGCGGCCGGTGTCGCTGGCGAGGGTGAAGCTGGTGATCGCCGTGCCCTGCTGCGTGTACCTGAGCTCAGGGTCGGCGGTTAGACGGCCTTGGAGGCCGGTGTGGTTATACATTAGGCGTTTCCTCCTTGCTGGTTATGCTGTGCGGCCGCATTGTCGAGGGACGTGCAGATCTCGTCGTACTCTTGGCGGGTCAGGGTGGCCGGATCCTGCTTTTTGTACTTCTCCACGATCCGGGCGTTGGTGCGCTCCTTGGTCATTCCTGCGGCCTCTGCCTTCTTGTAGAGGCGCGCGAGCTGCGCGTCGCTCAGACGGCCGGAGCCCTGCCCCTGACGGCCCTGTGCGGCCTGCTGGCGGCCTCCAGCGCCGGATCCTTTGCCCTGCGCGCCGAAGTCACTGTTGTCGGGGTCGTCCTCGCCTTGGTCGACGGTGAACTTCTCGAAAAGGTAGTATTTCAGGGCGTAGGTGTGTGCCGCGCCCTTGGCCTTGGCGGGGTCATCGTTCCAGCCGACGGCGTGGACGGTGGCCTCGATGGTCTCGTCGTCGTTGTCGAGGTTCAGCCAGCGGATCGTCAGGTCGGCCTCGTAGAGGAACATGAGCTTGTCGCCGTTGCGTGTCTTGGTCTGCATGGTGATCCAGTAGACCGGGTCGCCGTTCTCGGCGTGGCGCGTGGCCTGCTCGCTGATGACGTCGAAGTCGACGCCGAGCTCGTTCATTATGGGGGTGATCTTCTCCCACACGTCGTAGATCTTGGCGTACTTGTAGCTGACGCCGTCGCTGTGCTGCTTCTTGACGATCTCCGGGCAGGCTTTCCGCATTTCGACGAGCTTCTGCCGGAGCGTCAGGCAGGCGGCTTCAGGAGGGGCCGCAGCAGCGGCCGCCTCTGTTTTCTTGGTTTCTGCCATATCGGTGCCTCCTTACACGTCGACCGTGAAGATGCCCGGGGTCTCGTAGACGGTGACGCCCTCCACGATCTCGCCGGTCTCGGTCAGGGTTGCGATGTCGCCGGTGTAGCTGAGCAGCTTCTTCAGATCGGCCCAGCGGGTCGACTCCTCGACCTTTACGAGCTCGCCGTAGCCGTTGGCCTTGAGCCACGGCACCAGCTTGGCCTCGTCGAGTTTGGTCTTGGTGGTGCCCTTCTTGAAGGTCAGGGTGCCGGAGAGGAGACGGTACTTCTCCGTCGTCTTGGTCTCCTTGTGGGGGACGGTGGCGAAGAAGTCGGCCAGACAGCTCGTGAGGTACGAGGTGCCGTTCTCCATGCGCTTGCGGGCGGCGGCTACTTTCTCATTGATGGCCGCGATCTGCTCGTCGGCCAGCGCCTTCAGGCGGTCGTACTCGCTGCGCTCGTCGGCGATCTTGCGGATGGCCCAGTCGGCGCAGCGGTCGTCAGTGATACGGAACGGGGCGCGCTCGCCCTCTGCGACGGTGCCGAGGTCGACCTGCTCCAGCTCGTCCAGCGTGGCAGCAGGCAGCAGCTCGGTCTCCTGCGTGGTGGTGGCCTCTGCGTCTGCCTGCTCGGCAGCGAGGGCCGCGGTGGTCTTATCGCTCATTGTTGTGCTCCTTTCTTTCGGTGACGTTGAAGGTGAGCATCACGCCGCAGGTGACAGGGGTGACGCTCTCGAGCTCGAGGTCGCGGCCGCTGCGGAGGTGCAGGGTCTCGCCCGGCTTCATTTCGGTGAGGTGTTTCATCTGGTACTCCTTTCTGCAAAGAAACGGTGCCCGCCTTCCTCGATGACGAAGATCTGACTCTCGTGGAAGTCGCTGGTCACGAGGGCGGGGTTGTAGAAGTAGAGGATCGGCTCGTCCACGACGGTCTCGCCTCGGTCGAACACGGCCGCGACGGCGTCCTTGACGCGCTGTGTGGGATCCGGCCGGCTCTTGGTGTAGCTGTAAAGGACGACGGCCTCAGAGGGATCGACGCCGCGCTTCTCGGCTGCGTTGAGGATGCACTGAGCGACGAGCATCTGGCCCTCGAAGGACTCCCCGCCGGCCTCGGCCATGACCACGCGCTCGACGACGTCGCGCTCGGCGTCGGTCAGAGGGTAGCGCACGGCGGGCTCGGTCGGCTCCACGGTCTCAGCGGCCGGGGCGGGGGTGTCCGGGATGTATGCGCCGACGGTGGCGGTCGGCGGCAGGATGTTGATCTCCTGCTTGCTGCCGGTCGGGGTGGTGAAGATTGCCACAGAGATGCCGCCCAGCAGAAGGACGGCAGCGGCCAGCGTGGCAGCTCTCAGGGCTTTCCTCTTGGCACGGCAGCGCCGGCGTGTTATACTTGCGGTGCGGGATCCGTATGCTGGCAGGCTGCTGGATCTTCTCGCATGGGTCGCCCGGTCGCAACGGGCGGCCCTTTCTTTTGTGGTTTCCATTGGTTTCTCCTTTCACTGAGCCCGTGCGACGGTCAGATCACAGAGGGCGTGAGTGAGGTCGCTGAACTCGGTCTCTCGGACGGTGTCAGCGGTCAGCAGCACAAGGTAGTCGTTGTCGTAGTAGTCGATCTCGGGGTGCCGCTGCCGGTTTACTTCGTTTTTGTGGCGGGCGTAGGGCTCGGCACGGTTCCAGACGTCGTCAGGGATCCAGCGGTCGAGGCGATCCTCGACGCGCTCGCGCAGCTCCTCGCTCGTGATCGTGATCTCCGGGCTCATGCTGTCACCTCCGCGCCACGCGGGCCGGGAGCGTCTGCTCCGGGCGAGTCAGGCCCTTGCTGAAGCTCTGCGGCTCATATCTGACGCCCACGATCCGGCGGCCGCTGACGCCGTACTTGGGGTTGTAGCCGAACAGGTTGACGTAGCTGCCGAGATCCTCGCGCTCGTCGTCCATCGCCTTCAGCACCTCGAACAGGGCCAGCACGTCGTCGATGGCGCGATGGCTGTTCTGCACCTTGCCGGTGAGGTCGTAGGCGATGATCGCGTTGGCGAGCTTGTGCGGGTAGGCCCTGCGGTCTTTGTAGACCGTCAGGCTGTCCAGCCAGTCGATCCGGCCGACCTTCTGGCCGCGGAGTAGGCCACGGAGAAAACAGGCGTCAAACTGTGCATTGTGGGCGATCATCAGCGTCGGGCCGTTCTGCATGAGCTTGGCGATCTGGC